GATTATACATGGACTTCATAACAAGAAGAGTCATGTTATGTGGATCAATACTACCAAGATCTGGAACGTCACTTCCTTGTGATTGAGCACCTCCTTGTCCCTGCTGCCCATATGGAATCGGAACAGGAGTCATGCCCTGAGATCCAGGTTGAGCAGATGGTGGAGTGATGGCAGATGCTGTGGAAGTACCACCACCGCCACCACCAGTAAATCCGCCACCACCACCGCCACCAGCATAAGAATCAGAAGGAACATTAAAATCACCAACGTCTGCTGCATCACCTGGTCCAGAAGCAAATCCAAGGTGGAGGTGAGTATCGTGACCACCAATTGCACCACCTTTTTTACCACCAGCAAACCACGATCCCCATGGATCATGTATGATCTGAGTCAGTTTGAGTTTTTCTCTATTCTGATACATGGTTTCTGCCAGGGCAAAAGTTCTTCCTTTCCAATCACCAGGTCTCCAATCAGTAACATCAATCGCCAGGTTTTTATAGTGAAGACTTCTTGAACTATGTCCACCAACTCTTTCGCCGCCACGTGGATTAAATCCAACTCCCTTATTTGCACCTGAACCTGAGTAAGAATTCTTTTTAAAATTCTTATGTTCAGCAACAGTAAATCCTTTTCCTAAGAGCATTTTACCAGCAGAAACAACTGCTGGTACTCCACCCTCTCCCTGCTTTTGAGTTGTTCCTTTTGCGGTATCAACTTCACCATCAGTGGTAGGTTTTGGTTTTCTCCTCGTTGCTCCACCGCCTTGTGCATAAAATGCTCCTTTAATTTTTTGAGGTCGATTTGTTCCTCCACCAGCAGCGTTGATTGACTCCATAAAGTCTGTGCCGAAAGTATCAACAGCACCTTTACTCATAACAAATTCGCCTGGTGTCAGCATGGCAGGGACAACATCAGTTCCCTTAGGAGCAAGTCCACCACCAGCAAACAATCCACCCATTGGATCACCAGTGATACCACCGAAATTTAGGGTGTCATCCAACTGAGTCTTACCTTGTTTTGCTCTCTCTGGATCATTGGAAGGTGTTTGAGATTGAACAATACCACCAACAGCAGCAGTGCCAACAACCAAAGCACCTGCTGCCAACAGAGGATTTTTAGCAGCAAATCTAAATGCCTTTGCCCCCAACTTTAAAGTAATTTTTCCAAGTCTGCCAGCAAGTTTGAACAAGGATCCAATAAGTTTAGCACCAGTTCCCAAGAGAGTAGTAGCAAGACCACCAAGTCCTGTTCCAATAATTAAGAATCCTGCAAGGATTGCAGGCCAAAAGTCTTTAACAAATCTACCAATCGCGTTGACTTTTTCTTTATTCGCTGGATCTGTGAACCAATCGATCAACTTGATCAGTGCCTTAGCAGCAAGGATTTTAAAGAGTCCTCCAATGATTCTACTAAACAAATCATTAACAGGTTTAAGTGCTTTCTCAATTGGTTTCAATAAGAAATTCTTTACCTTCTCACGTTTATTTTCCTTCTTTTCTCTTCTTTCTCTCTCATCTTTCTTTCTTTGTTCTTCTGTTTGCTTCTCCTCAATCTCATTCATTGTGCGAATGTGATCAAGAAGATCGTCTAACTTCTCATTAATACCGTCAAGATCATCTTCCTGAATATTTTCTGCTACTACATCTTCACTTTCAACTGCAATTTCTTTTGCAGATGGTAATGCTTTTGGCATGAAAGTGCCACTAGTCAGTCCTGCTTTGGCAGGTGCAGATGTTGGTTGTGCAACTTCTTGTTTGACTTTGAGAACTCTATCAACAAACTTCTCAAAATCAATCTTACTTTTTCTATATGCCTTTACACCTTCTTTTCTTTCCTCTGGTGATAAGTTATCACCTTCTATTTTACCCTCAGAAAGAAGTTCTTGATATATTTTATCGTATCTATCTTCACCAAAAAATTTGGCAGGAACAATGGCACCACCTTTCTTAGGTTCTCCCTCTTCTCTTATAGATTTAAGGAGATCATCTAGATCCATGTGCCTGCCTTTCTTGTTCTAACTTTTGTTCCTCGATATGCTGTTTCAAAAGTTCAACGTATACATCCCTTTCCCAGGGCATCATGTTTTCAATCTCAGTCAATGAGTATTTATGATGCTGCATGAGGGCGAAATTAATTCGGAAATATGCCTCCAAATTCATGTGAGACATTGCTATGCGAAAAAACTTGACAGTCCCTCCAATACAACTTCACTAGTTTTCTTTGTCTTAGGATTCTTTACCTTTACAGTATGAGAAAGCTTAGGCATTGTAGAGAAGAACTTCTCAATGTCTTGGAATTGTTTTGTGCTTAGTTGATCAACAAATTCTTTGACTTCTTTCTTGGTGCAATCAGCAGTAGACCATGCCTCTTCTTCATTATAAATGGTTTCAATACAAGAACCAATCAGATCAAAAGTCTTCTCTACATTCGATGCATCCTCATCAAAATCAAAGTTCTCAGTGATGAATTCTTCAAGTGAAGGATACTTCAATCTCAAAGCAAGACCTCCGCCAAGATCAATGTCACGACTGTGATCTTCATCTTTAATGACTTTGATGTCGTCGATGTTGATCGTAACATCAACCTCTGTCACACCATCATCAGGTGCGATAACTTTGAGTTCGATCTCCTCACCAACTGACTTGCCACGAATGTTGAGGAAGAGATATTCAATATCAAATGTAGGAAGAGATTCTACTTTGATATCTCCACGCACACATGACTTGATAACTTCTTTGATTGCTTTGCTAATCTGCTTTTGATCTTGACTTTCCATTGCCAAGACTAAAAGTTTTTCTTCTTTTACAAGGAAAGGTCTGAACTCAATCTTCTCACCCGTTGAAGGTAACTCCAAATCATAATAAGGAGTTGCAATTTTTGGTAAAGGCATAATATCCTATACAATTCAGTGTATTTTATTTATAGTTAATTTCCAGGACCAATTCTTTGTCTTGCATCAAGAAGGGCTCTTGGATTTCTCGTTGCTGCGGTTGCCTGTGTATCTGATGGACCAGATGATGTTGGAGCAGGAGATGAAGCAGAGTCTGATTGAACTGGTTTTGATCCTCTGTTCACAAAATACCTATCATAAGTAAAGGTGACACTGCACTTCATTACATCACTTCCATCATATGAAACTGGAATGGAACTTAAACTGATAGGAAATGCATTGACAAAGGTATAAAGTATATCATTCTTGGTTCCAGTAAGGGAAACATTATCTACCCTCTCATAATCTTTATCAAACTTATGCAAATCAATTCTGCATTTATATCCAGTGCCTTCTTTTGGATATTTGAATCTATAAAAAGAAATATCTGATTCGGGACCTGAGTTTGTCACAACAGAATAATCACCAGGACTTGCAATGTAGTCCATCCACTGCTCAAAGAATTTTAAAGTCTGATACTTAGCATCAACATAGAAATCTAGTGTCAGATCATCAAAGTCTCTACGATATGCAAACTTCTGACTGATGCCATAGTAGTCCTGCAAGTTCTCTGTGGTTGAGAAACTAGAACCAGGAAGAGAAGCAGAATTACAAAGAAAACTTAGATCATCATAGAATCTGCCACCAGCAGGATTGTACTCAGCACTAAAAGGTAGCGTTCCAACTTGCAATACAGCACGGAATTGACTGGTCTGTGCCAGGTGTGCAAAACGTTTGATAAAATCGCTAGTTGTTAGCGTCCTGAACGGAACTGCTCCTGACATCTAAATACCTACTAGTCTGCTATACTATGTATGAGTTATAAAGGTAGATTTCGCCCTAGTAATTATCTTAAATACAAAGGTGATCCTACTAACATTATTTATCGCTCCCTTTGGGAGTTGAAGTTTATGAATTGGTGTGATAGGAATGAAAACATTCTGGAATGGGGCAGTGAAGAGATTGTTATCCCCTACATCAGCCCTGTTGATAATCGGATTCACCGCTATTTTCCAGACTTCTATGTCAGAACAAGGACCAGGAGTGGAGGGACTCAGAGGTTCGTTGTCGAAGTTAAACCAGCTAAGCAAACTGTCCCGCCAAAGAAAAGAAAAGGAACATCAAAATTATATCTGAATGAGATGAAAACC